CAGCCGCCAGCGCCTGGCGCCCATGATCGAAGAATCTCCCGCGCTGCGCCGCAAGGTGCACCTGAACCGCTCCCGCGACGACGCCAACACCACGCTGCTCAAGGAATACCCCGGCGGCTTCCTGGTCGCCGCCGGTGCCAACAGCGCCGCCGGCCTGCGCTCCATGCCCATCCGCGACATCTTCATGGACGAAACCGACGGCTATCCGCTCGACGTAGACGGCGAGGGCGACCCCATCGCCCTGGCCGAGGCGCGCCAGACCACCTTCGCGCGCCGCAAGCGCCTCAAGACCAGCACCCCCACCATCCGCGACTTCTCGCGCGTGGAGACCGCCTACCTCAAGAGCGACCAGCGCCGCTACCTGATCGCCTGCCCGCACTGCGGCGAACACCAGGCACTGGAGTGGGGCGCCACCACCGCCCACGGCATCAAGTGGCACAAGGCCGCCGACGGCACGCCACAGCCCGACAGCGCGCACTACGTGTGCCAGCACCACGGCTGCATCATCGAAGAGCACCACAAGGCCACCATGCTGCTGTGTCGCGAGCTGGGCGGCGCCGCCCACTGGCAGCCCGGCAACCCCGGCGCCCGCGTGCGCGGCTACCACCTGTCCAGCCTGTATTCCCCCCTGGGCTGGCTGTCCTGGGCGCAGATCGTGCGTGAATGGCTCGCCGCCCGCGCCGCCCAGAAGCAGGGCGACAGCTCCCTCATGCGCGCCTTCGTCAACACCCGCCTGGCCGAGACGTGGGAAGAAGCCGGCGACAAAGTCAGCCAGCACGAGCTGGCCAAACGCGCCAGCGACCGCCCGCTGGGCATCGTGCCCATCGGCGGCCTCATGCTCACCCAGGGCGTGGACACCCAGCCCGACCGCCTCGAGCGACGCGTCTGGGCCTACGGCCGTGGCGAACGCTCCTGGCTGGTGGACGTCGAGATCATCCCCGGCGACCCCAACCTGCCCGAAGGCGCCGAAGGCTCGCCCTGGAACCGCCTCACCGAAGCCCGCCGCACCCCAGTGCGCCACGCCAGCGGCGCGCAAATGCTCATCGAGGCCAGCTTCATCGACTCGGGCGGCCACAACACCCAGGCCGTCTACGCCTACTGCCGCGACCATGCCCACTCCAACGTCTTCGCCCTCAAGGGCGCCAGCCAGCCAGGCAAGCCAGCGCTGGGCAAAGCCAGCATGGCCGACATCAACTGGCGCGGCAAGGTACAGCCGCGCGGCCTCAAGCTCTGGCCCGTTGGCACCGACACCATCAAGCACCTGATTTTCGGGCGCCTGCGCCTGTCCCAGCCCGGCCCCGGCTACATCGACCTGCCGGCCGAGCTGGCCAAGACCGACGAATTCGAGCAGCTCACCGCCGAGCGCCTGGCCACCAGCTTCCACAAGGGCCACGCCCGCCTGTCCTGGGTCAAGCCCAACGGCAAGCGCAATGAAGCCCTGGACTGCGCCGTCTACGCCTACGCCGCCGCCGTCTACCTGGGCGTGGCGCGCATGCGCGAAAACGACTGGGATCGGCGCGAGCAGAAAGTGCAACCGCGCGAGCAGGATTTGTTTTCCGTGCCGGCCCCGCAGGCCCAGCAGGCCTCCGCCACACCCGAGGCCAAGCGCGCGGCACAGCAACAACAACAACGCCAACAACCATCGGGAGGATGGAGCTTTGACCGTAGAGACTGAAACCACCCCATTGCAACAAGACCTGCAGGATGCCCTGCGCCACAGCCTGGCCGAGCAGGGCCAGGACGCGCCCTCCATCAACGCCGAGCAGCTGCGCGCCCTGTCCAGCACCATGGCACGCCTGTTGGCACGGCGCATCGGTGGGCGCTATGTCGCCTTTGTGGAAGACCGTGCTCAGCGCAATGCAGCCGTGCTGGCCGCATGGAACGGGCGCAACCGCGAGGATGTGATGAAGCGCTTCGGCATCTCGCGCCGCCTGTTCTATTCCATCATCTCAAGCGCAGATTCGCGCCCATAAAAATCGTGCAGAAATTAAAGATTCTGCACACCCGAATCGCCATGCTTCACCCCCATGGCTTTCACCCCCCAAGACCTCGCCGCCATTGACTCGGCAATTGCCAGCGGCGAACTCACCATCCGCGCCAACGGGCGCGAGGTCACCTACCGCAGCCTGTCAGACCTACTGCAGGCCCGCACCCTCATAGCCAACGCCATCGCCGCACAAACCATGCCGCAGCGCGGCACGGGCCCGCGCCACCTGCTGGCCAGCTTCTCCGACTGACCGGCCCGCATGGCAGCAGCGCAGCGCACCACCCTCGACCGTCTGATCGGCTGGCTCTCGCCGGCCGCCGCCGTGCGCCGCGCCCAGGCGCGCAGCATCCTGGCCTACTACGAGGCCGCGCGCCCCGACCGCCTGCGCAAAAACCGCCGCGCCACCGCCAGTGCCAACGACGACGTGCTGCGCGCCGGCGTGCCCATGCGCCAGATCGCGCGCCAGCTGGAGCAAAACTACGACCTGGCCGTGGGCGTGCTCAACACCCTGGTGGTCAACATCGTCGGTGCGCAGGGCATAGGCGTGGAGCCGCAGCCGCGCCAGATGGACGGCAGCATCCACGCAGGTCTCGCGCGCCAGCTCATGGAGCTGCACCAGGAGTGGCGCAAGCGCCCCGAGGTTACCGGCCAGTACGACTGGCCCAGCGCCGAGCGCATCCTCGCGCGCACCTGGTTGCGCGACGGCGAGGCCCTGCTGCAACTCATCGCCGGCACCGTGCCCGGGCTCAACCACGGCACCCGCGTGCCGTTCAGCGTTGAAATGATCGAGGCCGACTACCTGCCCATGGATATGAACCAGGGCGCGGTAGTGCAAGGCGTAGAGCTCAACGCCTGGGGTGCCCCCGTCGCCTACCACCTCTACAAGACCGACCCCAACGACGGCCTGGTCGCTTTCAGCGCCAGCGCCACCAAGCGCGTTCCGGCCGACCGCATGCTGCACCTCAAGATTGCCAACCGCATCCGCCAGGTGCGCGGCGTGTCGGTCTTCGCCAGCGTCCTGAATCGCTTCGATGACCTCAAGGACTACGAGGAGTCCGAGCGCATCGCCGCCAAGATCGCCGCCAGCATGGCCGCCTACATCAAAAAAGGCGCGCCCGACCTGTATGACCCCCAGCAGGCCGAAGGCGGCGCCGCGCGCCAGATGCAGTTCCGCCCCGGCATGGTGTTCGACGATCTTCGCCCCGGCGAAGACATCGGCATGATCGACACCAACCGGCCGAACCCGAACCTCGAGACCTACCGCAGCGGCCAGCTGCGCGCCATCGCCGCCGGCACCGGCCCCACGTTCAGCAGCGTCGCCCGCAAGTACGACGGCACCTACAGCGCCCAGCGCCAAGAGCTGATCGAGGGCTACGGCGTCTACAGCACCCTGGCCGCCGAATTCATCGCCCGCGTCTCGCGCCCGGTGTACGAGCGCTTTGTGCAGGCCGCGCTGGCCAGCGGCGCCATCACGCTGCCACCCGACGTGCGCGCCGAGACGCTGCTCGATGCCACCTACATGCCGCCCGCCATGCCCTGGATCGACCCCAAGAAAGAGGCCGAGGCCTGGTCGATTTTGGAAGACCGCTGCTACGCCAGCGGCCCCGAAATCATCCGCAAGCGTGGTGGCAACCCGCTTGACGTGCTGGAGCAGCAAGGCCGCTGGCTGCGCGAGAAGGCCGCCGAGGGCGTGCCCCACAACGCAGACAAGCCTGAGCCTGCGCCCATCCAGCCCAACCAGGATGACGACGGCACCACCGCCCGCGCAGCCGCCGCCATGGCCGCGCAGTTGGGCGCGCCGCTGGCTGCTGTTGCGGCTGGCATACAAGCCGCCGTCGCCAAAGAACAGCCCGCCCCCGTGGTCAACGTGGCCGCCCCGGTCGTCAACGTCGGCGGGGCAGAGGTGCACAACCACCTGCCAGAGCAGGCGGCGCAGCCCGCGCCTGTGGTCAACGTGGCCGCTCCAGTTGTGAGCGTGGAGGCCCCCCAGGTGCACAACCACATTCCAGACCACCCCGCTCAGCCAGCGCCTACCGTGCATGTGCACAACGAGGTTCAGGCCGCCGCCGTGCAAAAAGTCGAAATCATCGCAATGCCAACGCGCGAAACCACCACCACCATCAAGCGCGACGGTAACGACAACATCATCAAGACCATTCAGACGGAGCGGGACGAATGACCGCGTTCACCTGCAACTCTGGCGGCGTCGAGAACTGGGACTCGAAGACCGGTGGTAGCGTCAATGCCACGCTG